GCTTGAGGGCTACCGGACGACGGTTGTTCTTTATTGGGGCGCTTAGCGCGATGAGGCGGACATGACTCCTGCTGACTTCAAAGCATGGTTTGACGGCTTTTCCGAAGGCGTCGGAGATCATCCTACGCCGCAGCAATGGGCGCGCATTAAAGAGCGATTGTCCGAAGTCGGTGGCGAGACTTATGCGGACAAGCTGCGTAAGGCGGCGCGCGATACGAATGTCCGCACATGGCTTCCTACGCCAAAGCAAGACCCGTTTGTGATTCCGCTTAATGGGCCTCCGACTTGCTGAGTAATTGTGGTTTTCGCCCATATTTAGAAATTGATCGTGGGCCACCCTTTCCGCGACGGCGGGAAGCAGTAACCTGTCACGCCTGTCGAGGCTTTCAGTAGGACACATCGGTACGCACAGCGAAGGCCCGTAGGCATACGGGAGTGGGCGCTGTCAACGTCGCAATTCGGTGTCGATCAATTCCTCCCGTCAGGCAAGACCTAACGGATAGGCCGGCTGGAGCGATCTGGCCGGCCTTACTTCTTATAGCGGAGCGCTGATGTTCACGATCCCACCGCAAGTGCGCGAAGAGGCGATTACGGCGATGCAAGTCGTTCTGTTGGGCGGTGCGACATCGCCTTCTGAGCATTTGTCTGCTGAGCATATCGCGGATGCGTTTGATGCGGCGGTGAAGACCGTTTTCGAGCGCATGGGGCTTGGGCTTTCGTGACCTGCGAAGCTTGTCGGGAGCATAGCGCATGACCGGTGCGCGGGAAGCCGGCGTTCTTCTAGGGCAGGCGAGAGCGCGAGAGGCGCGTCGGGATTCTGTTCAGGATCGTCCGATGATGGCGTTGGAGCGGATTGCTTTGGCGCTGGAGGGGATTGAGGTTTCCTTGGCGTGCTTGGCGGATGCGGCTGATGAGCTTCTAACCGACGCGCCGACTGCGGATGACATGAATGGCTGATCCTCTGACGCCACCGGGGCCGCAAGAGCCTGACGTTCTTTCTAGGGCGCGGACGCTTTACCCGTTCATCAATAAGTTCAAGCCTTCCGTTGTTTTGAATGGGACGCATAGGAATCCTGACGGATACTTTGCTGAGACGTTCAAGCCGGGGGACTCTGGATACAAGGACTATCCTCGTCCTAATGGATCGCCTTTAGACGGAACGACGATTGAGGTTTATCGGCCTGACAAGTTCTCTGAGAACGATGTGGCGGCCGAGTTCCTTCATGTTGATCCGGTTGCCCATGATGCGCGTAAGGCGCTTATTGGGACGTTCGACAAGCGCCAGTTAGAGATACTGAAGCAGCAGGGCGACTACACATCAGGCGATGGTTTGTCTGACAGCCGGCGGCTTGAGAATGCGACCGACGCGCTGATGCGCGGTTATACGGTCGGGCAATGGCCGAAAGAGGCGATTGACGACTTCCGTCTGAATGAAAAGCAATCCGGCATTCTGGAAAGCCTGCGTCAATACATGACGACGGACGGGGCGCAGTAATGCCTAGCTCCGCGCCGATGATGGCGTATCAGGGATCGAAGAGCATGAAGCGTCTTAAGGAAGACTCGGCGGCTGACCGTCGCGCGGATCGGAAGATGCGTGAGGGTTCGAAGCGCGACAAGGCGCATGACGCCGCCAGCAAGACGATTGCCGGCAAGGGCGTGAAGATTAAACGGGTCAAGTCTCAATCGCCGTTTGGCGGTGACGATCTTGGCGGCATGGCGGGTTAAGCATGGTCGAAGAGTTCGTCTCCCGCATGTTCGCCATTCGTAATGCGGCCCATTTGGCGCATTGGGCGGCGAAGGGCAAAGGAAGCTTTGCCGCGCACATGGCGTTGGGCGACTTCTATGACGGCTTGATCGACAAGCTGGATGCTTATGTTGAGGCGTATCAGGGTTACTTTGGCCTGATTGGGCCTGTGAAGCCTGTTCCGTATAGCCGCGACAATGTGATGGAGCAGATCAAAGCGCTTGCCGGCTGGATGGAAGCCAACTGCGACAAGATTTGCCGCGACAAGCCGGCGCTGGAGAACATGCTTCAGGACATTGAAGCGCTGTTCGCCTCGACCTTTTATAAGCTCAAGAACCTTGAATGACCCACGCTGACATGGGCGCTGCGCCGTTAGGGAAACAGGCTTTCCGCAAAGCCTATAACCGCGAGATCAAGCGGCAGGCGGATTCGGAGACGTTCGGCGCGAAGCCCTTGGAGGGCGAAGTCATCGCGCCGGTTAAGCGCAATCAGTGGAACAAGATCGAACTGACTGACGAGCTTAAAGAGGAAATCATCAATCGGGTTGGCAACGGCGAATTGCTTAAGAAAGTATGCCGCGATGAGCATATCCCTGCCTATGCCACGATTAACCGCGAGATTGAACGCGATCCTGAGTTTGGCGAAAACATACGCGCTGCTCGTCGGACTGCGGCGGCGATCTTGGTGGATGAGATAATTGAGATTGCTGACGACGTTCAAGAGGACGTTAAAGCGGATGGTTCCGCCAATTTCGAGAATATCGCGCGGTCAAAGATAAAGATTGAAACGCGCAAGTGGGTGGCGTCGAAGTTAGACCCGGCGCGTTTCTCTGAGAAGGTTCAAACGGACATTACGTCTGGCGGCGAGAAACTAGAGTCGAAAGAGATTTCGCCTCTGGAGTCGGCGCGTCAGGTGGCGTTTGCGCTTGAATTAGCTAAGCGGGCCGGCGTGGCCCAAGGGGAATAAGTATGGCGACTGTTTCTTCTACGCTCGTCCCGACGACGACGCTTATCACCAACAAGGTCAAGTGGACGCCTCTGACGACCACGAACGCCGATGGCGCGGCCGTTGACCTGAATGATTATCGCGACCGTTCCGTTCAAGTGCTTGGCACGTTTGGAACGGGTGGTTCTGTCACCTTGCAGGGGTCGAACGACGGCGGCACGACTTGGGCGACGTTGACCGATCAGGGCGGCAACAACCTGACGTTTACGGCCGCTGGCATCAAGCACGTCCAGCAGTTGACCGAATATATCCGTCCGCTGGTGACGGCCGGCGATGGCACGACCAGCCTGACGGTTTACGTCTTCTTCCGTGGCCGCGAGCAGTAAGGCGCGCTAGGAATGGCCGACACCAAAATCAGCGGTCTTACGTCTGGTTCCGCTCTAACGGACACGGACGTATTTCCGGCTGTAGAAACTACCGGCGTCGGCCCGGTTAAGAAGACGGCTGCTCAGATCAAGACGTATGCTCAGCAGGGCGTCCTTCTTGCCAGCAATAACCTGTCAGACATTTCCAGCGTTACATCGGCGCGGTCGTTCCTTGGTCTTGGAACGGCGGCGCTTGTTAATTACGGCACCGGCGCGAATGAGCTTCTACAGCTTACGTCGGCGGCCAAATATCCGGCGCTGGACGGCTCTTTAATCACCAATATCCCGCAATACACGGCCAAGCTATCCGCGTTTGCGATGACCTATGCGACTGAGCTTGCCACAGTCATCAACGGCAAGACGGGTTCCGGCGATCTGGTCTTTGCGTCCAGCCCGACGCTGATTACGCCGAATATTGGCGTCGCTACCGCGACAAGCATCAATAAAGTCGCCTTTACCGCACCGGCGTCCGGCGCGACGATGGCGCTGGCGAACGGCTCGACCTTTGCCACGTCCGGCGCTTATACGATCACGCTGACAGCGACCGCCAATAGCACGATCACCCTGCCGCAGAACGGCACCTTGCTTGTTACGACGAACAAGCTGAGCGATCTGGCGGCGACGACTTCCGCTGAGCTTAGAGGCGTCATTTCCGACGAGACGGGAACGGGCGCGCTTGTCTTTGCAAACAGCCCTGTTCTGGTAACGCCGCAGCTTGGAACGCCGGCGTCTGGCACGCTGACAAACTGCACCGGCCTGCCCATCTCTACCGGCGTCAGCGGCCTTGGAAGCGGCGTAGCGACGTTCCTTGGAACGCCGTCCAGCACGAATTTGCGTTCGGCGCTGACAGATAAGACCGGATCGGGTTACGCGGTCTTTTCTAATTCACCGACGTTTGACGATGACATCACGCTTGGTTCGCAAGGCTCCGTTCAAGGCGAACTGATCCTTTCAAATACGGCGGTCGGCAGCTACGCGACCAGCGTTAAATCTTCAAATAGCGCGACGGTAGCTTGGACGTTCACTCTGCCGGCGACGGCAGGCACGAACGGCTACGTCCTTTCAACCGATGGCTTTGGCAATACGGCGTGGGTGGCGCAGTCAGGCGGTGGCGGCGGGGGAAGCCCCGGCGGTTCTGACACGCAAGTCCAGTTTAATGACGCAGGCGCGTTTGCCGGATCGGCCGCTTTTGCGTGGGATAAAACGAACAATCGTCTGACGGTTGGCAAGGCGTCAACGACAACCGGCAAGGTTCGGTTGGGTCACGCCTCCAGCGCTAATTACACAACCATCCAGCCCGGAAATGCGACCGCTTCCGTAACCTACACGTTACCGACGGCGGACGGCGCAACCGGCGCATATTTGCAGACCAATGGCGCGGGCGCTTTGTCGTGGAACTCTATTCCCGACCCCGTTGCCATGGCGCTTGTTTTCGGGAGCTAACCGATGGCCCTTAAAGGTCAGCCGATTGCCATAGGCACATCGGACACGACGATCTATACCTGTCCTGCTTCCACGGAAGCCAGCGTTCACGGACTTGTCTTCGCGAACAATACGGGTTCGGCCGTCACCGTCACGGTCAAGATTTATATTCAATCGACCGGCGTGACGACAACCGTTGCGACCGGATTAAGCGTTGCGGCTAACTCCACGCTGACATGGCCGAAGCCGATTGATGTCAACGCGGCTGATGTCATCAAGGCGTCTGCGAGCAGCGGCTCAGCTATTGTCTGTCTGTATTCGGTCTATGAGGGTAGCGCGCCGGCGGTTGCCGTTGGCTTTACGCCGCGTGGCGCTTATTCGTCTGGCGCGACCTACGCCACAAATGATGTGGTCAGCTATAACGGCAGCAGCTACCTCGCTTTGCAGGCCAGCACGGCGCAGCAGCCGGATACCGCTACAAGCTATTGGATGATTCTTGCGTCAAAGGGCGATACCGGAACGGGCGACTTATCCGGCCCCGCGTCCTCCGTTGACAGCGAGATTGCGCTTTTCAGCAGCACAACCGGAAAAGTCATCAAGCGCGCAACGACGACGGGTATTCTTAAGGGAACCAGCGGCGTTCTGAGCGCTGCGACTGCCGGAACAGATTACCAGGCTGCGATTAGCGCAAGCGGCATTCTTAAGGGCGCAGGCGCCGGTTCTGTCTCGGCTGCCACGGCTGGCGCCGACTATCTTGCGCCTCCCTCCGGCACGTCGATCCTGAAAGCGAACTCGGGCGGTGCACTGGCGAACGCTGCGGCGGGAACAGATTACGTTGCCCCCGGCGGCGCGCTTGGCACACCGTCCAGCGGCACCCTGACCAACTGCACCGGCCTCCCTGTATCTACCGGCGTCTCCGGCCTCGGAACTGGCGTGGCGACGGCTCTTGCGGTCGCTGTTGGCTCTGCGGGCGCTCCTGTCGTCAACGGCGGCGCGCTTGGCACTCCATCGTCAGGAACGCTGGCCTCGGCTCTAACGTCGCCACGTTCCTCGCCACGCCGTCCTCCGCAAACCTCGCTTCGGCTGTTACGGATGAAACCGGCTCCGGCGCGCTTGTGTTCGGCACCAATCCGACGATTACGAACTACACGGAAGCGGTTGTCGCAATCGGCAACTCAGGCACGACGAAGACGATTGATCTGACGAGCGGCACGTTCCAGACGGTTACGCTTACCGGCAACTGCACGTTTACGATGCCGACCGCCACGGCTGGCAAATCGTTCGTCCTGATCTTGGTGCAGGACAGCACCGGCTCCCGCACGGCGACATTCACGAGCGTCAAATGGCCCGCTGGCACGGCTCCGACGATCACGACGACGGCCACGACTGGCCGCGACATCATTGCCTTCTTCGCTGACGGCACGAACTGGTATGGCTCCGCTGTGCAGGCGTTCGCATAATGTTTAGCGCAAAAGACCTTATCTTCTCGAAAAAGACTGGCGGCTACACGATCAGCCGCAGCCTTCGCTTTCGCTCGTCCGCAAGCGCGTATTTGAATAGAACTCCGGGCGTTGCCGGGAACAGAAAAACATGGACGTTTAGCGCTTGGATAAAACTTGGTTCGTTAGCTGCAAGCACATATAGTGTATTTGGCGGCGGGACGGCGGCTTCTAATTGGGGCGGTATTGAATTTGACGGCACAAACGGCGTTTTTTCCGTCAGAGATTACAACGGGACAGCAAATGATTATCAGATAGTCGGCACACCGTATTATAGAGATTATTCTGCGTGGTATCATTTAGTCGTTAAATTTGACGATACGCAAGCAACAGCGGCCAACAGACTTGTCATCTATATAAACGGTTCCGCTATTGCCGTGACGGGAACCTACCCGGTTCAGAACACAGACTACAGAGTTAATAGTGCCGCAGAACATCGTATCATGCGCTATATGGGCGGCGCTGCAAATTACCTCGACGGCTACCTAGCCGAAGTCAATTTCATCGACGGCCAAGCGCTCACGCCATCCTCATTTGGCGAGACAGACGCAACCACTGGCGTATGGAAGCCGAAAGCCTACACGGGCGGTTCATACGGCACGAACGGTTTCTATCTGAAATTCGCGGACAACAGCGGCGCGACTGCCACGACGATTGGCAAGGATAGCAGCGGCAACGGTAACAACTGGACGCCGACAAATATTGTCGTAACAAGCGGAACAACGTGCGACAGCATGATTGACACGCCGACGCCTTATGATGATGGCGGTAATGGCGTTGGTAATTATTGCGTTCTAAATGCTGTAAATTTACAATTATACGCTTCATCCGGGCATACCGGAACCATCACCAATGGTAATCTCACGCATACAGCTACGGCTGGAACAACCACCGCCTACGGAACAATTCAGCTTGTAAGTGGAAAATGGTATTGGGAAGGAACAGCAACAACCATCAATACGACTGGCGGAACCCCTCAATTTGGTGTTCAAATAACTGGTTCTGGCAACGGTTCTGGACAAGGACAATATGCGTGGACGCAGGACGGGGGTTATAACACCAATGGTGGCGGATCATCGAGTGGTATTACATTTACCACTGGCGACGTAATTATGATTGCTTATGATGTTGCGTCTGGAAAACTGTGGTTTGGAAAGAACGGAACGTGGAATGGTAGCGGAAGCCCCGCAACCGGAGCTAATCCAGCGGTGACAGTTTCGACTGGATTAGGCGTGAACTTCCCAATAACACAGAATTATTCAAATTCTGTTGCGAATATGAATTTCGGCCAGCGCCCATTCACTTACACGCCTCCCTCCGGCTTCAAGGCGCTCAACACGCAGAACCTTCCGACGCCGACGATTGCGGCGGGGAATAAGTATATGGACGTTGTGCTATATACTGGCAACGGTAGCAGCACTCGCACCATAACAGGTTTAGCATTTCAACCAGATTTCGTATGGCTGAAGGGAAGGTCAACTGCGCTTTATCACGGATGGGTAGACGCGGTTCGCGGCGTATCTAGGCTTTTGTGGTCAAATGTGACAAATGCGGAAATATTAAATGAGGTTGATGGTAGTCTATCTGCTTTCAATGCCGACGGTTTCACCATATCTGCTGGCTCATCGTCTAACGGAACTTTCAATCTAAACGGGACATCATTTGTTGGGTGGTCGTGGAAAGCCAACGGCTCCGGCTCCAGCAACACATCCGGCTCTATCACCAGCACGGTAAGCGCTAATACGACGGCTGGTTTTAGTGTGGTGACGTATACTGGAACTGGCGCTAACGCGACTGTCGGACATGGGCTTGGCGTTGCGCCGTCTATGATTATTGTGAAGAATAGAGACGTAAACTGGTCGTGGCGCGTTTATCATAGTTCATTAGCCAATACGCAAATTCTATATCTTGACGCTACATCGGCAGCGGTAACTGACGCAACCGCGTGGAACTCTACTTCGCCGACATCCAATGTGTTTAGTGTTGGCACAAGCGGCGGTGTAAACGAAAGCACCAAAAAGCTTGTCGCCTACTGCTTCGCCGCCGTCGCGGGCTACAGCGCCTTTGGTAGCTATACGGGGAATGGTTCGGCTGATGGGCCGTTTGTGTTCACGAATTTTCAGCCCAGATTTATAATGGTTAAGCGTACTGATACTGTTGAAAGCTGGAACATAGTTGATACGGCTCGTGACACATACAACCAGTCCGGCCTTAATCTCTACCCAAATCTAAGCAACGCAGAAGGCTCAAACAACCTTTGCGACGTTTTATCAAACGGGTTCAAGATAAGGAATACATGGGCCGGGGCAAATGCTTCTGGTGGTACATATATATATGCCTGCTTTGCCTCTAACCCATTTAAGTTCGCTCTCGCGCGATAAATGGGTAAATTGCATGACATGGTAGGCCGCAAATGCGGAAGGCTACTTATTGTCGCAAGGGCTGAAAACCAAGGAACTAGAGCGGCGTGGAAATGTGTTTGTGATTGCGGGAATGATAAAGTTGTTGATGGCAAAAAGCTGAGAACTGGTCATACCATTTCATGCGGTTGTTACAGAGCCGAGGTTTCAGCCCCGGCAAATGCCAAAGGCAACATAACTCACGGCCAATCTAGGACTGTCGGTTATCGCCGCTATCATTCAAGACTGCGTGAAATAGCCGAAGTTAGACAGACGCCAAAGTGGGCAAATCGAGCAAAAATTCGGGAAATCTATGTGAATAGGCCAGAAGGCTATCATGTAGATCATATCGTACCGTTGCGTGGCAAGAATGTGTGCGGGCTGCACGTTGAGAATAATCTTCAGTATCTGCCTGCACTCGAAAACATGAAGAAACACAACAAGTTTTGAGGATAATATGGCGTTCTACCTTGATGGCCGTCAGCTACAGCTTGACACACCGTTTGAACACGATGGAACGGCATTTCCTGCGAATTGGCTTCGATTGGCAACGCCTGAAGAAAGAGCGGCGATTGGTATAATCGAACTGCCTGACTATCCCCGGCCAGATGACAGATTTTACTTCGTAAGCCAGAACCCGGATGGCACATGGACGGCGATCCCGAAAGACTTGGCTGGCCTGAAAACCACGTGGGCTTCGCAATTCCGCCAGACGGCTTGGACGATGCTTGATCCGTCCGATTGGCTAGTCACGCGCAAGACTGAAATCGGCACGGAAATTCCGGCTGATTGGCTGTCATACCGCGAAGCCGTGCGGACGACATGCGCGCTGGCGATCAGCGACATGGAAGCCACGACTGACATTGACGCTTTTATAGCTTCGGTGACGAGCGTTGTGTGGCCGGTTGATCCGAATGCGCCGGCTGTCGTTGCCCCGGTAGAGACGCCTATCGCCGCTTAAGAATCACTCATCGAAAGATGGTGTAACCCGGTCGCTCTTGCGGCATCGGGATTTTGTCGCATGTGCAACACGTTACACTAGGAGAATAAAATGCCCGCTCCCTATACGCTTACTGAAATCCACGGCCGCCGCGCTGGCCTGACGCAGAGCAACCGCATTGGCCTTCTGGGTCGCTTTTTTGATGTGACGATGGCCGCTGCCACGGACGGCACGAACAAGACGAAAGTGACCTTTCAGCTTGTCGATCACGAAGGCAATTCGGTTGCTGCGGTTCGCACGTTTCTTATCACGCTGTCGGACGACGCCACGAACGGCGCTGGCTTGACGGCTACGACCGCTTCTGGCGCGGTTGCCGCCGGCGCGTCCGGCGCTGACATTGGCACACTGACCACGAAAAAAGCGCTGATGGTGCAGACCAATTCCTCTGGCGTCTATATCCTGTCGATCACGGATACGGCCAAGACCGCCTTTACGGTTGTGGCGAACCTCTGGGATCATTCGTCGCTCTTGACGCTGGCGACGGCTAACTACGGCTAATCGCCGTATGTCGGCTCTTGATGAAGTGCTGGCAAGTCTACAGGGCTTGCCAGAAGCCGAGCGGCAGCAAATCCTTGACGCCGCCGCTCGTGCCACTTCTTCCTTAAAGTGGATGCCGTCTCCCGGCCCGCAAACGGAAGCATTCTTTAGCCCTGCTGACATCCTCCTCTACGGGGGTGCCGGCGGCGGCGGCAAAACGGACTTGGGGCTTGGGCTGGCGTTCACGCAGCACCAGCGCTCTCTCGTCATTCGGCGCAAATACGCCAACCTGTCTGCTCTGACAGAGCGGGCAATAAGCATTCACGGATCGCGTCAGGGCTATAACGGCTCCCCGCCGCCGCTTCTGCGGACGGATGACGGGCGCTACGTCCAGTTTGCCGGCTGTCAGCACGCCGGCGATGAACAGGACTGGCAGGGCCATGCCTTTGACTACAAGTTTTTCGATGAAGGGACGCAACTTCTTGAAAGCCAAGTCCGCTTTCATCTTGGTTGGCTGAGATCGACAACCGCCGGACAGCGTGTCAGGGCGGTGATTGCAACCAACCCGCCTATTAGCGCGGAAGGCGATTGGATCATCGGCTTCTTTAAGCCGTGGCTGGATATTACGCATCCGAAACCGGCAAAAGCCGGCGAACTGCGCTGGTATGTGACTGCGCCGGATGGGTCTGACTTGGAAGTAGACGGGCCTGAGCCTGTCAGTCTTCCCGGCAACAAAGCGCCGTCTATTCCGATGAGTCGGACGTTTGTTCCGGCGTATCTGAAGGACAATCCGTATCTCGTTGACTCAGGCTATCAGGCAAAGCTCGACGGCTTGCCGGAGCCGCTGCGGTCGGCGGTGCGCGACGGTAACTTTATGGCCGCCCGCGCCGACGCCGATTATCAGGTCATCCCGACGCAATGGGTGATTGAAGCTGAAGCCCGCTGGCAAGCCGGCAAGCCAGACAATGTGACAATGACGGCTATGGCGGTCGATATTGCTCAGGGTGGGGCTGACAGGACGGTTGTATCGGGGCGCTACGGCGGTTGGTATCTGCCTCCGGTTGCGGTCAACGGTTCGGAGACACCGGATGGGTCGTCAGTCGCCGCCTTGGTGGTTAAGCATCGTCGGGATAACTGCCCTGTGGTGGTTGATATGGGCGGCGGTTATGGCGGTGACACTCTATCCCGGCTCAAAGACAACGGAATAGACTGTGTTCGTTTCAACGCCGCCAACAAGTCAACGCGATTGGCGCAGGACGGGTCGAAGCTGGCCTTCCGCAACAAGCGCGCAGAAGTCTGGTGGCGTTTTAGAGAAGCCCTAAACCCGGATCAGGAAGGCGGAAGCAAGGTCGCTTTGCCGCACGATCCTGAACTGCGTTCTGACCTATGTGCGCCGACTTGGGCGCTGACATCGGCCGGTGTGCAAATCGAGTCAAAAGAAGACATCCGCAAGCGCCTTGGCCGGTCAACCGACAAGGGCGATGCGGTTGTTATGGCTATGTCAGAAGGCGACATGGCCGTGAAGAAGCGCATCAAAAGCTGGTCAGAGCGACCGGCGCAGGCAAACCTTGGCTACGCCAATCTCAAAAAGAGGCCGCGTTAGTGGCGGAAAGCAACTTAAGAAAGCTTTTTGACAAAGCAATCGTAAGCGGCGGCAACACTCACACAATAGACGATATAGAGGCCGGTATCGCGTTAGGCATTTACCAGTTTTGGGAGGCCGACGACTGTTGCGCCGTTACGGAGCTTGTTCGTTATCCGCGCGTGAACAAGCTTCATATCTTTATAGCCGCCGGAAACTTTAATTCGATCTGTGAAAAGCTTCTCCCGCAAGCAAAAGCGTTTGCGGAGAAAAACGGATGCGTGTCGATGACGACGATAGCACGCAAGGGCTTCCTGCGGCGCATTCCGCAATACGGCTTTAAGCCGAAATATGTGGCCTTTGAGCTAGACTTTGAAAGGAACTGACTATGGGTAAAGGTGGTGGTGGGGCCAGTCAGGCTCAACAGCTTCAGCAAGTAGCGCAGATTCAGGCTGCTCAGCAGAACGCTAATGCGGCTGCTCAGGCTCAGGCAAACGCGGCCGCTGCCGCCGCTGCCTACAAGCCGGATGCGGCTCAAAGCTCTACGCCGTCAGCGAATATGCCGTCACAGTACATGCCGTCGCCGCAGGCGATGGAAGCGGCGCGTAATTCCTTCAACGCTCGTCTTCGTGGACAGGAAGCCAGCATTCTTGGCGGCGCAAATGAGGAAGACAAAAATCTTACTCAGGAAGAGCGTGATCGCCGCCGCAAGAACAAGCTGACATCGGCCGACGCGACTGCCGCGACCGCCGCTGCGGCGACCCCCGGCAATACCTACACTGGCACCACGCTAGGCGGCTAAACCATGAAAACGCGCGTCAAAGAGCTAATAGAGCAAGGTGAACGGCTCTTTAGCTCACGCATCCAAATCGTCTCCCTTTGGCAATCCATTGCGGAGAATTTCTATGTGGAGCGCGCTGATTTCACGACGACGCGCTCTATCGGGCAGGAATTTGCTGCTCATTTGATGACGGGTGTGCCGGCCATGTGCCGGCGCGACCTTGCCAACCAGATTGGCGCTATGCTTCGCCCAAGCGGTCAGCCGTGGTTTCACGCGCGGACGCAGATTGAGGAGATCAATCGCGATCCGGTTGCGCGCCAGTGGCTTGATTGGGCAAGCGAGAAAATGCGCCTGTCGATGGATGACTCGCGCTCCGGGTTCAAGCGTTCGACCAAAGAAGGCGACCACGACTTCGCGACGTTCGGTCAGGCCGTCCTACAGGTAGAGCTTAACCGCGACATGACGGGGCTGCTTTATCGGTGCTGGCATTTGCGCGACGTAGCGTGGGCTGAAAACTACCATTACGAGATCGACCGCGTTCATCGTAAATGGAAGCCGACCGCCCGCCAGTTAATGCAGCTTTTCCCGAAAACGGTCAGCGAGAAAGTCCAGAAACGCGCAGAAAAGTCACCGTTTGAGGATGTGAAGTGTCAGCACATTATCATGCCGGCGGAAGACTATGACCTCAAGCGCAAACACAAGCATCCGTTCGTTTCTATATATATCGACACCGACAACGAAACTATTCTGGAAGAAGTCCCGGCTGCGGATAATAGCTATATTATCCCCCGCTGGCAGACGGTTTCTGGGTCACAATATGCGTATTCTCCGGCGACCGTAATCTCCATTTCCGACGCCCGTATGCTCCAGCAGATGACGCTGACGCTTATGGAGGCCGGTCAGAAAGCGGTCGATCCGCCGATGCTGGCGGTTGGTGACGCCATTCAGGGTGGCGTCAATCTGTTTGCCGGCGGCATCACCTATGTTGACGCCGAGTATGACGAGAAGACCGGCGAGGCTCTTCGGCCGCTGCCGATTGATAGGTCAGGCTTCCAGTGGGGCGATGTGCGCGAACAGAAAGTTCGTGAACTCATTATGGAAGCCTTCTACCTCAACCAAATCCAGCTTCCTGAGCTTAAAGGCGACATGACTGCCTTTGAGACGCAGAAGCGCGTCGAGGAATATGTCAGGCGTGCCGCGCCGCTCTTTGAGCCGATGCAGACCGAATACAATGGCGCTCTTTGCGACAAGACGTTCGATCTGCTGCTGCGGAATGGCAGCTTCGGCTCTCCGTGGGATTTGCCTCCGATCCTGTCAGGACAGAATGTGCGCTTCACCTTTGAAAGCCCGCTTCAGGCGGCTCAGACGCGCGCGAATAGCCAAGCCTTCCTCTCGACGGCTCAGCTTCTCCAGACGGCCGCGCAGCTTGATCCAATGGTTGTTCACGATGTCAACTTTGACCGCGCCTTCCGTGACGCGGCTGAGGGGGCTGGAGCGCCGGCGGCGTGGTTCTTCGATGAGAAGGCCGCAAACGAGAAGAAGGCTGCGGCTCAGCAGGCTCAGGCCGAGCAGGCGCAGCAGCAGTCCATAATGGCGCAGCTTACTCAAGGCGCTGATGCGGCGGATTACGCAGGCGGCGCGTTGAAAAAGCTTAACGACGCCTTCTCAGGAACGCAGGCGGCTTAATGGCGGCAATCAGGTCAAGAAAGCCGGGGGCGCGGCCGCACACGCCGTC